GAAGAAGGGGGAAAAGGGAGAAATAGCGAGCAGTTTATCACACTTTCTCCCAGAAGTCAATAGGGGGTTTGTGATACTTAACAGACCCACAGTTTTATTCACATATGGCAATAAATACACACACCGAGTTGACACTTTTTCCACAGTATGTTATGATAACAAAGTAACACTCAAAGCACCGTAATTCCAATGCCTTATTATCACACAGTAGGCACACAGAAAAGATATAGAATTACACTGGATTTGTCAGTCGAAAGTGATTTTAATCCACACGATATTGACTTTAGAAAGTTATTCGAATTGGATGGTGATTATGAGGACATTTCTGTATACGTGGAGGACCTAAATTAGCAGTCCATTTGTGTTACATAGCAGATGCACAGTTATTGACACTTACTGTGTGATATGTTATGATGCTTAAGTAACACACAGTAGACACACAGTTAGTAACACGAATGGCAGTCTAATATGCCATGCGTTTATGATGCGTATTTGGCAGGTATTGATGCCCTTATGTGTTAGGCGGGCGGCGGGCGTTGTTTAAAAAAAGCAAACAACCCTAACCTACAGAGGTGACAAATCGAGAGAGAAATACTAATATAAAAAAAATTTCTGGCCAGGAAAAACGACCTTATTACCTTTTCATATATAATAAAATTTTCCCCCATAAAATATGACTGATATAGACGATACGACTTACCATATCTACGCAAAGGAGAGGTGTCTATATCATAATCTCAACCAAGAGGATTTCGAAGAAAAGTGGGAGTTATTAAAAGTAATGATTGACCTTCTCGGTGGTGATTATACTGAGGAGGATTTGTCATATGAGAGGTTGGCACCAAAGGTAGGATATGGCGGTCCAGGAAGAGTTATAGAGGAACATTCATATTGACAGATACTATATAAACTGTTAAAATTAATATGAAGCGAGTAATTCAGTATGGCTAAAGGATTTAAAGTTAAAACAGTTGCACCGAAAACCAAAGAACCAGAATGGGATATCGATGCAATTAAAGAGAGAATGCGTGGCAAAGCAATTGTCTTCTGCTTACCTGGAAGAGGTTGTTCGTATATCTTTCTGAAGAACTTTGTACAACTGTGCTTTGATATGGTGCAGAATGGAATGAGTATTCAGATTTCTCAGGACTACTCATCTATGGTTAACTTTGCACGTTGTAAGGTACTCGGAGCAAATGTACTACGTGGTCCATCACAGATTCCTTGGGATGGAAAACTTACATATGACTATCAGTTGTGGATTGACTCAGACATTGTATTCGATACCAATAAGTTTTGGCAACTATGCGATCTAGCAGTTGATAAAGAGGGTAATGAAAAAGAGATCGTTGCTGGTTGGTATGCTACAGAAGATGGTAGTACTACTTCTATTGCCCATTGGTTAGAGGAAGAAGATTTCAGAAAGAACGGTGGTGTTATGAATCACGAAACCGTTGAGACTATGGGTAAGCGTAAGAAACCATTTACTTGTGATTACACTGGTTTTGGTTGGGTAATGATTAAGAATGGCGTTTTTGAGAAGTTAGAGTATCCTTGGTTTGCTCCTAAGATGCAAGTCTTTGAAAGTGGGGATGTTCAAGATATGTGTGGAGAAGACGTATCGTTCTGTTTAGATGCTCAAGATGAAGGTTTTGAGATATGGGCGGATCCTCGTATACGTGTAGGTCACGAAAAAACTCGTGTAATCTAATGTATAGAGTAATACGGTTAGAACCCGAAAAACTATCATCGGATCAGTTATGGGATCTCTCTGCTGAGATCCTCACCGAACTCTCTCGTAGAGATAACGTTCAGTACCGCATAAAAGCAACGGAGGAATCCGTTCAAAAGAAACTTTTATCCTTATGATTATGGCACTCGCTTCGTGGCTCGGTCTCTTTGTAGTATTGGGCATTTGCTTCACAGTATTTTATTTCTCACTTTATAACCCGCATTGACATTATGGCTAAGATGAAAATGGGAGTTCTCGGTACTCAAGTTATTGAGGCAACGCCGAAGAAAACTCGACAAGGTAACTCCGAACATAGTAAACTATCCGCGACTTCTCGTAATAAAAAACGAAAAAAATATCGAGGACAAGGTAAATAGTTGACTTAGGTGTCTAAATAGCAACAAATTGCTTTTAGGCACTTTTTTATTGCTATCTAACAAAACGGAGGACAACATGGAACCTGGAATGCTTAGAGAAATTGCTCATGACCCATTAACACCAAAGAAAAGCAATAGAATGGAGAGTGCTAAAGACTTTTATGAACGTTTAGTGGATGAAGATGACGTTCCTGGTAATGAAATTGAAAGTTATGAGGTAATTACAGAATACCGTTAATGAACCTTAATAAATAACTTATATTCCTATTACAATTTCAATGCCAGCCCAAAGAGTAAGTAAAGGATTTAAAGATGTTAGTATGTCATTTAAGTTTAATCCCTTAAGTGGTGATTTAATTGCTTTGAAAAATGAAAGTGCTATTGCACGTTCTGTAAGAAATATTGTATTAACTACTCCTGGCGAAAAAATATTTGACCCTGAATTTGGTTCTAGTGTAAATGACCTTTTATTTGAAAATGTAGATGAAGTATCTGCAATTGCTATTCGTGATGAAATTGAGAATTCATTAAAAAATTACGAACCAAGAATTGAAATATCAGAAGTTCTTGTTGATCCCAACTATGATGCTAATCAATTTGATTGCACTATTACATATATGATCGTTGGTATTGACGTTCCTCCAACACAATTAGAATTTGCGCTGCTTCCATCAAGATAAATGGCTCTTTTAAATTTTACTAGTCTGGATTTTGACCAGATTAAAGTCACATTAAGAAATTATCTACAATCTAATTCGAATTTTACGGATTATGACTTCGAAGGGTCAAATTTGTCATCAATTTTGGATGTTTTAGCATACAATACCTATATTACATCATATAATGCCAATATGATCTCTAATGAGGTCTTTATTGATAGTGCAACTTTAAGAGAAAACGTTGTTGCACTGGCAAGAAACATCGGATATGTCCCAAGATCACGAAAATCATCAAGAGCAAGCATAAATTTCACTGTAGAAGCGGGTACAACACCTCCTCCAAGCACTGTAACCCTTAAAAAAGGTCCTGTGGCGAGTACAGGTAACAGTTTTGGTGGTACATCTTACGTTTTTGGCATTACAAAGGAAGTTACGAAACCAGTTATCGACGGAGTTGCATATTTTTACGATACTGACGTGTATGAAGGGTCTGTTGTTGACCAATCTTTCACTTTTTCGACTGATAATGTCAATCAGAGGTTCATTTTATCGAATGCTGGCATAGATTTAGACACTTTAGAGATAAATGTACGTCCAAGTGCTACTTCTTCGCTAAAATCTGCTTATACAAGGCAAGATTCGCTATTTGATGCTGTTACAGGGACTACAGTTACTGGAAAATCACTAATTTATTACATTCAAGAGATAGAAGATGAGCAATATGAGGTAATTTTTGGTGATGGTATCTTTGGAAAGGCACTTGATGATGGAAATGTAGTTGAAGCGACCTATATTATCAGTAACGGACCTGAAGCAAACGGAATTTCTAATCTATCCTTCTCTGGAAGGTGTACATATAACAGAAATGCCGTTGAAAACACTATCACTAGTGGTATATCCCTAATCACCGCTGAGACACCCTCTAGTGGCGGTGAGTTGATCGAAAGCGTTGACTCCGTTAAAAAGTATGCACCACAGATATTTGCCACTCAGAACCGTGCTCTGACCGCAAATGACTATGAAATCCTAATTCCTAACAAAATTTACCCTGAAGCAGAGTCAATTTCTGTATATGGAGGTGAAGAATTAGTTCCTCCTCAATATGGTAAGGTTTTTATCAGTATAAAACCCAGAACTGGTGATTTTGTACCTAATGCAATCAAAGAAAACATCAAAAGAGACCTTAAAAAGTATGCTGTAGCAGGAATTGTACCAGAAATTCTTGATCTTAAGTACCTATTTCTCGAAACAGACAGCAAAGTTTACTATAATTCCAATTTGGCACCCAATTCACCCTTTGTTTCTTCTGTTATTATGTCAAATATTGATAAATTGGCAGAATCAGCTGAATTAAATAAGTATGGAGCAAGGTTTAAATATAGTAAATTCTTGAAAGTTATTGACCAAAGTCACGAATCTATTACTTCCAACATTACTACTATCCAAATGAGAAGGGATTTGAGACTTGCAGTTGATCAATTTGCTGAATATACCATTGATTTTGGTAATAGATTCCATATTGCTTCGATGGATGGTTACAATATTAGGTCTAGTGGGTTTAGAGTACTTGATATAACACCTGATGTTTACCTCTTTGACATACCAAATTTGGATAAAAAGACGGGAATTATGGGTTTATTCTCTTTAGACTCCTCAGGATCGACCACTCCGACCATTCAGAGGTCAAATGTGGGTGTTGTTGACTATGTTAAGGGACGTATTAGTTTAAATCCAATCAATATTACTGCTGGAAAGGAGAAAGATGGCAACCAAATTATGGAAATTTCGACCATTCCAGAATCAAATGACGTTATTGGATTACAGGATCTTTATTTGCAACTAGATACTAGTAACGTAGAGATGGTTGTTGACGAAATTGCTTCTGGTGCCGATCCATCAGGTTCTACATACACCGTTACACCAAGTTATAACTCTAAGAAGATCGTAAGATAACCACATGGCACATAAAAGAGTTCAAATTAACAAGGTCGTAAAGGACCAATTACCTGAATACGTTCGGGATGAAAGTCCTTTAGTCGGTGAATTTTTAAGTGCCTATTATCAAGGGCAAGAATACCAAGGTGGTCCAATTGATATCATCAATAATCTTGATGACTATATCAAATTAAATAAAGCAACTAATCTTGTAGGGTTTACCACACTCTCAAATACCATTAGTTCATCAGATACGGAAATTAGTGTTAAAAGTACTAAGGGATTTCCAGATAGTTACGGTTTATTAAGGATTAATGATGAGATTATAACCTATACTGGCATTGGAACTACTGCATTTACGGGTTGTATTCGTGGATTTAGTGGAATTACCTCATTTACAAACCCAGATGAACCAGAAGAATTCTTATTTTCAGAGTCTAAAGCAACTTCTCACGCAGTAGGTATAGGAACTTCCAGTGGAATTGTAGAAAATTTAAGTTTTTTATTCATAAAAGAGTTTTTAAAGAAGACTAAAAGGCAATTTTTACCAGGATTTCAGAAAGATTTAAATACTGGACTGAATGAACCGCAATTTATTAGACATTCAAAGGATTTCTATAACTCTAGAGGAACGGATGAGTCCTTTAAATTGCTATTTAAGTCGGTTTGGAACGAAAATGTAGACGTTGTTAGACCTGCAGATAATGTAATATCACCTTCAGACGCTAATTTTAGGAAAACTCGTGACCTTATTGTAGAACCAATACAGGGTGATCCTAACGATTTGGTCAATATGACCCTTTTCCAGGACGCATTTGAGAATCTTCCAAAGGCATATGGTCCTGTATCTGCTGTAGAACGCATTAGAGTAGGTCTTTTAACCGATACCTACTACAAGGTAAGTGTTGACGCTTCGTTCGGTACAGGTAGTTCTACGGAGCTCTTATACGGTAACTTTAAGATACATGCTAATAGTAGAGCAGTTGGTGAAGCGGGAGTAGGTCAAACTTACGTAGATGTTGATTCTACGATTGGATTCCCTGCAAAAGGTGCTTTAACTTTCAAATATAAGAACGGTACAACGGGGATAGCAACATATTCTAGTACAAGTATTACACAATTCTTAGGTGTTACTGGAATTACGACTACAATTAAGAATGCTGAACCGATTAAGCAGAATACCTATGTATATGCATCAGGTAAAGCAGATGCTAATGCGGGTATTACTACAAATGGTATAAGATGTAGAATTACTGGTGTTTTAAGTGAATTAGCACCAACAGAGACTAACTATCAGAAGACTGGAGCAAAGATTAAATTAAAGTCTTTGGGTAAAGTTGCAATTAGTACTGATTTTAAGTCAAATAACTGGATTTATAACGTTTCACCAAGATATGACGTTAAAACAATAACATTACAAGATGCATCTAATAATACTTATGAAGTAACTACTAAGGATTTTCATAGAATTAGGATTGGTGATGTTTTAACCATAAACACTAAAGATAGTTCTTTAACAGGAACTTATAGTGTTACTGATGTTCTTAGTGATACACAATTTAGATGTAGAGGTGCTGCTATAAGTAGTCTTTCCGCAGTAATCAGTGTAACCAAGACTCTTACCAAACCAAATTCGGATAATTTCTCTCATTTAAACAATTACACTGCAAATGTACAGAATGTTTATATCGATCAGGTTGGATATGCACATACACTCTCTACAACCAAGAATTTAGTTGCTTGTAACTCATTACCTTCATTTGGTGATGCTAATTTAAATCCAGGAACTCAAAAAATCACTCTTTCTGGTACTTTCTTGGGTGGAGACACTATTATTGGAATTACTACTGGTTCCAATGACCATAATTTCTTTAGTGGTGACGCAATTTACTATACTCCACAGAAAGCTTCAAATGGAACTGTAATGAGTCTCCTTTTTGGCGAAGGATTATATTTTGTAGAAAGAATTAATCACAATGACATCAAATTAGCAAAATCTGCTTCTAACCTTTATGATCAGAACTATCAAAAGATAAGTGAAGACACCGTTTCAAGAGTTATCACAAATAATACCTTTGAAAAGTATGATTTCCATAATAGACAGATTTTACCCCAAAAATTAGTAAGAGAAATTGATATTCCTGTCTATGATGGTAAAAAATATCCAACAACAATTGGATATAATGGAATATTGATTAATGGTGTTGAAATTCTAAGTTATAAGTCTAAAGATCTTTGTTATTATGGAACACTTAATTCTATAGATGTTGCTGGTGGTGGTAGATACTATGATGTAATTAATCCCCCACAACTTGCGATTAATGATGGTGGGATTGGATATGGTGCTACTGGTTATGTTTCAACAAGAGGTACTTTCCAAGAAATTAGAGTTTTGGATCCTGGATTTGATTATACAGAAGTTCCTGTTATATCAATTAGTGGTGGTAATGGTGAAGGTGCTCAAGCAGAATGTAAATTATCAACAGTACCACATGAAGTAGTCTTTAATGCTGGTAATCTTTCTCAAACGGTTGCTATAGCGACAGACGTAATTTATGATAATCCTGGATATAACGTTGGTTTCTTAACATATCATAAATTCAGAAACAATGAAAGAGTTGTATATGACACCTTTGGTGAGAAAGGACTTGTTGGATTAGATACAGGTGCTGTTTATTATGTTAATACTCAGCAAAGATATGATACAACAGGTTTCACAACAATAACCAGTTGGGTTGGGTATGCTGGAACTACTTGGTATTCAAATAAGACTATCAGACTTCATACGGACCTTAATGAGTGTGTTGCTGGTGTTAATACAGTATCAATAAGTGGTTTTGGTGAAGGAAACCATGTTTTACGATCATTAAACGGAAAAGCACAAGTATCTACTATTGAAGTAACAAATTCTGGTGAAGGATATGAGAATAAGCATAAGACTTGTTCTCCTACTGGTATTAATACTGCTTTGGATATTATAAACATCTATAGGCATAGTTATAAAACAGGTGAAATTGTTGAATATAAGGCAGATCCAGATGGAACTGCTATAGAGGGTCTTGATAGTGCTAAACAGTATTATGTTAAAGTTATTGATGAGAATT